AGTGCAGCGATCAAGAACGTAAACAGCGTGGCAATGAGAGCTGCAGTCCCAAGGCTGAGCAGCCCAGACAGGCATTGGTTCAGGCCATTCCTCAAGCGGTGTGTCAGCGACCAGCGCGGTAATCGGCATTCTTGCCCACATTGCTCCACCATGTGCGTTTTGTTCTTCATCATCGTCGTATGTCTCAGCTCCGGTAAAAATCATCTGAAAGGATAAACACCGAGTCGGCATAGTGGTTACAGCAATCGCCATCGCATGAATAAATTCGCCATGATATTTCTCATGATTATGCGTGTATTCTTTGCGAACCCAGCACTTGAAGTGCGGGATATTGCTCTGAAGATAAGCCACTATCTGCGCCCGTATAAACCACTATTACTAGATGAAGGCTTTCTTGCACCGCCCTTTGCTGCGCCTTTGGTTTTCATTGCGGCACCACCTTTAGCGTAACCCTTGGTCTTCATGGCCGCACCGCCCATTTGCATTCCGGGTGGCTTTGCTCTTTTACCTTTGCCCATACCGCCTTTCGCGCCAGCTCTTTTTCCGGGCTTGAAGCCATACTCGTCGGACAGATCTTTTATTACGCTTGTCGCCTGCTTGCTTCCTTCTTTTGCTTGAACGCCATCAAGCATACTTCTTTGAGCGCGACTTAAAGTTGCTCGACGCTGAGCGCGGCTTTTTGGAGCGCCGCCAGCGCTGTAACCTTTTGCTTTCATAATCATTACCGTCTCCCAAATAAACCAGAGTTGCCCGGTTTCTTGTTGATTGATCCGCCTTTCGCGGCGAAAGTTTTAACCATTGTAGGCTTGCCACCTACGCCTTGCCGCTTAGATCTTTTTCTGCTGACAGCACTGGATTTCTCTCCCGCTGTCATGCTGGCCGCTTTTGCTGCCGGAACGCACTTTGGGTATGACCTGCCGCTTTTTGACGTTGAAGCACTTTTTCGGCCACATTCTCAGGAGCAGAAGATTTCACGACTACCGCCTCCTTCGAGAACTTGTGTATGAAAACTTAGGAGCCGCTTGCAGTGCTGGGGCTTGCGTAACTTGAAATGGGCCTGATTGGCTGTATGCGGGAGCGCCAGTCTTTACATACCCTGAACCAACTCCGCCGCCGGGCATGTTGCCTGTTTTTACGGGCGAAACTGGATTTAAAGTTTGTTGATTATAAAAGTCAAGATAACCAGAATTATCTACAATGCTTTGATTGCCTCCGCCGCCAGAGCCTCCGCCAGCAGGGTTAAAACCAGCCGCCTCTGAATCTGAAGGGCCAACATCCATATATCCAGTTGGAATGTTTCCGCCCATGAAGTTCTCGATCGGCGTCCCGCTAAACCCACCACCTGTTGAGCCACCACCTGTTGAACCGCCACCTGTGTCAACGACAGGAGTTTTCTGCGCATTGATCTCGTCAATAATTGACTTTCTTAGAGCATCAACATCAATATCTTGCTGCGTCCCGACACTACCTTTTAACGCATCGATCTGAGCCTGAATAGGATTAATCGCGCCAGTTATCGCCTCTTGCCGCTGGGCGCCAATTGGGTTCATTGCTGCAGCAATAGCCTCTTGACGTTGCGCTGCAAGGGGGTTCATTGCTGCAGCAATAGCATCGGCACGTTGTTTAGCGATGTCATCAGGGTTAAGCATTTGCTTTTGAAGCTCTGAGAACCGAGTGTCGAAATCTCCTGTAGCGCCGGTCAACGATGCTTGAAGTGCCGCAAGCTCATCTTTACTAGCTGTCGCGGCCAATGACTCCTGAAGGACTGCTAAATCTTGGTTTGTAGCCCTTCCTTCAACCGCCTTTTGAAGAGCCTCGATGCCACCGGCATTGCCTTGCAAAGATTCTTGGAGCGTGGCCAAGTCTTCGTTTGTAGCTCTTCCTTCAAGCGCCTTCTGCAACAACTCTACCTTTGAGCTAAGGTCTACAGAGCTGGCAATAGTGCCTGTGAGAGCGGTCCCTATGCCTTCGATGTCAGATTGAAGCTGGTTCAAACTTTCTGTTGACGCAAGAGCGCCCATTTTGCCCTCAACTTCCCCTTTTAATGTCTCGATGGCTGAATTAATTTGATCGGGCGACAAAGTTCCAGTCTCTAAAGCGCTGGCAATTGAAGCGTTCACTTGATCGTTGGTTAACGAACCATCACGAAGCGCCTCCATCTGCGCGAACAAATCTTTTCGCTCGTCGCTGGCAGTGCCTTTAAGGGTATCGGCATCACCGCGCAATTTTTTAATCTGAAGCTGCAGGTCGTCAGGGTCTGCCTTTGCTGCGATACTGTCCTTTAAGGTTTGAACATTAGCCTCAATGTCGCCAATCAACGTGCCTCGCTCGTCTCGCAAAGCCTGTATCTGGGCTGCGCTTTCTGTGGCAATATCACTTTGAATCGTAACCAGATCGCCTTTAACCGCGTCAATTTCTTGCTGCACAGCCTCTGCTGCGCTTTTTTGAGATCCAGTTAAAGCAGCATCACGAGCGTCAAGATCAGTGTTAATTTGAGCCGTAGTCTCGTTTAAAGAAGATCCAAGATCCCCAATTCTGCCCTCCAAGTTAGTAATCAGGTTGCCTTGAGATAAATCCTCGGCAGAAAGCTCCTCTCTTGTCGATGCTAGGTCATCTCTGACAGAACCTATTGTGGCTTGAAGTGCATCTTGAGCGCTTTTTTGAGAGCCAGTTAAAGCCTCGTCCCTTGCGTCCAAGTCCGAACTAATTTGTTTTTGCGTGTCATTAAGGGTGGTGTTAAGTTCCTCTATCCTAGACTGAAAGTCAGTCACTAAAGATTTCTGCTCGTCCTCCAAGCTGCCGACAGCAGTTGCTTGAGCCGCTTTTACGCGCTCTTCTTGAGCCGTCAAGTCAGCAGCAGTCTGATCCATGTTTGCTTGAACCATATCGGATATGCGCTGCTGCTCTGTCGAGATCGTAGCTCTTTCATCAAGACCCTGCTGCCTTAAAGCTGCGGTCTCGGTATCAACACCGGCTTGAAGCTCCTTGATCCGCTCCTCAAGAGCGGTAGTCATATCTGATCGTTGAGAAGAGGCAGCGTCCGAAGAAGTCGAGATCTCTTCCCTTAAAAGATTTTGAAGGTTGTCAATTTCTGTCTGTCGAGCGGCAGAAGAAGCTTCGTCTGCAGTCTTTTGCTCCTCCATAATCTTGTTGTATTGATCAGAAAGAAGCTCGTCTGTCGTAGGGCCTTCAAGCTGTCGCATCGTTGGAGTGGCAGGGGCTTCTCTTGGGCCGCGGTCATAAACCGGCTGCTGCATCAGGTAATCACTCAACGAGCCGTAAGGGGAAGCCGAGCTTCCGTATTCGTCTTGAGCGCGGCTTAAATCAGTTGGTTCTGCCATTAGATCACCATTTTTTGCATGACCAGTACCGAGGCGTGAGTTTGTCCTTCGCCGTTGAGCACTTATGGCGAGCACGAAAACTGGCTCTTCGTTCTGGTATGTTTTTTTTAATTGTCATGTTTGGATCGCCAAAACGAACCAGCTTGATTTGATCGCCCTGCCTTGCAAGCACAGCAAACTTTTTGTTACCGCCAGAGGTTCTTTTCGGCTTGTTAAAACCCGAAAACGACTCGCCACTATATGTGACCCTGCCGCTTTCGGTTCTTTTAGCGTCTCTGGTCGTAGCCATACTAGGCGTACTCTTTTACAAGTTCCAAGATAACCGTGTAAGTGTCGGTACTGCTCGCCCCGATAGTGGTGAACAAGACATCACCCGTTACACCATCACCAGCATTGTTTGGAATGCCGGTGAAATCAGAATAATCATGGAAACCATTGCTGTCGGGCGATAGGCCGATAATCAACGTGTTTGCGGTGGCATCGCACAAAAGTTCAACGCCCATGCCTACACACTGCCACCAGATCTTGGCAACAGTGACCTTGGAGCAAGATTTACCGGCGCTATTTGCAGTCAGGGCAGATACATCAACCTTGACCACATTAGCTTCTCCGGTGCCGTCTGAAATATTTGTAAACTTCAGGACAGCTTTGCGCTCGCCGTCCTGAATGGTTTGAGATGTGACTGCATCAGCCATTATGACTCTCCTGAGTTATGGCAATTAAGCGTCAGCGAAAGGAGTAACAATCGTTCCTGAACCTAGCAATAAAGAGTCATGAACTAAGTACGTTGCAGTGTCAATCGCAGTAATTTTAATAACACTGCCGACGAGTCCACCCTTAGTTGAGCCGTTTAAGGTAATGACATCGTTAGATGCTGCAGGAATAAACGCTTTTTTAGCGCCATCATCTACGGCAACCATTACGGCGCCAACAAACTTGTCAGTGCCGTCAGTCAAGATATCAAGATCAGTCGCTGCGGTTTCTACATAAAAGAAAAACGAAGCGCCAGTGTTGTTTTCTTGGCTTGGGGCCGTTGGGTCAGTGGGGGTGTTGACGTTGATAGATGGCAAAGTAAACTTGCCGTCTGCGTCATCTAGAAAAATGATTTTGCCAGCATGAGCAGCTACGGTAAGCGTAGTGTCTGCCGCAAGGCTGATCGTGCTGTTCACGCCTGCAGTGATAAAACCAGCTAAAGATCTAACGGGACCAGAAAAAGTAGTTTGTGCCATGGTATATTCACCTCTTACGAAAGGATTCGCCCTAATGTCTTCGTAACGTCCGCTGAGCCGGTCGTTAGGGCTGTTTTTCTCAGTTGACTAACATTCTAGGGCAATATTAAGACAAAAAAAAGGGGCTATTTAGCCCCTTTTCTCATCGTTTAAAATAAAACGATTGTCTAGGAATCTATGATTCCTGCAGAATGTTAGTGATCACTACGCCTAAGCGCCTTGTGAGCCGTAAATTCCACGCCAATCACTCCACCCAAAACTATATCGCTCTCTCGCTTTATAGCGGATGTTTCCGGTTGAGAAGTCAGGTTCCATAGAAGTTTCCATCGCGGAGCGTTGGAACATCTTGAGACCTTCGCCTTGGTCTGTAACCGAAGTCAACAGGAAGAAGGCATCTGGGTCGTTCAGATAATGGTTAACAGTGTAACCACCCGGCAGAACGCCAGTGCTCTTGATCGCATTGAGATCGTTGTCAGCAGTACCAGATCGCTTGTCCGAATTCAAAATTCGGTCAGCAACAAAGACCAACTGAGGAGGTACGACTAACTTAGTCGCCTGAACCGAAATGGTCAGTCCTCGGTCATCAGTGTAAGTGCTGATGTCGATCAAAGCATCTTCCAATGAAGTTTCGTTCAAGTCAGCCATAGTCGCTGCTCGGTTAGCGGCAGTACCGCCACCAGACAGAGGGTGAGCTGTGTTGATCAAAGAAACGCCATCGCCGCCAGTATAGGTGCCGCTGAACGCATTGTTCAGTACATCAGCGCCTTTTACTTCTTTGGTGTTACCCATAGAGCGAGCAAGTGCCTTAACATAGCGCTTACCTAAACTGTCATAAAGATTATCTTCGACAGCTTCCTCGGTCAGTGCAAATGCCAACGCAATTGTCTGATGCGTATAACGTGCCGAGTAAGACTCGCCAGCATTATCAAAGACAACACCTTGACCTTCAGTTTTAGTTGGTGCTGAACCAAAGCCGGTGATGAGGACTTCTTCCTCGAAGGCACGCTGAGAATCTTCAATTGCGAAGATGTCTTCGTACTCTCGATCGTAGGAGTCATAGCTCATACCGAACAAAGAGTTCAAGCCGGGTTCTAGCTCTTTAGCTAGTTGTGCTCTTGAAATAGCCATTTGTTACTCTCCTTATGCTAACCCAGCGCCTTTAATGCCGAATACATGGTTTTCGATTACGACAAGCACATTGGTATGTGCTGACGCTACATCTGAATTTGTCGGATCTTCAGAAATATCAATCGCCTTTACTGGCAGCGTCAAAGCTGTTCCGCCGTCAGTTACTTGCAGTTCAGCCCCAGAAACACCAGATAGGGTAGAGCCTGCCGTCGTGTAAACGATATCAAAGTTACCAAACAAATCAGCAATCGGGAAGGCTATAGCCGCCTGAATTTCAAAGACCACCATTGGGTCATCGATAATAAAAGCGATAAGGTCCGAAGCGTTAGTGCTTGCCGGATAGTAATTGCTATACACTTGCTCACCAGAGGTGGGGTCTGTGTACTGACAACCATTAAATACACCAACAACGGGCACTACGCCCCCGTCAGCATGAAGGGCAATGTGCCCACCGGTTACCTGAGTAACCATGTCACCTTGAAAAATGCTCGTATCATAATTCGCAGCAATGCGATAGCGACTTTGACCACCAGTATAAGGTGCTCCGCCGATCATCCGAACAGGTTTCATTCCAAAAGCGGCATCTTTATTAGCCATTTTTATCTCCTTGAGACTTAGCGTCTACCAAATGTTACTTGGGAATCTCGCTGAGGGTCATACTTGACGTAACGCTGATCGCCGCGAGTCTCATTGAACATTGTGTTATCCAATGCGTCAGTGGCCGCTTGATTTTTCGCATTATAATATGCGTTGCGCTCTTCAATCGTTTCGTCGGGTATTTTCGCCAGCAATAATCCTTCGTTGTATATGACTCCAGCGTGCTTTCCGGCATCCATTGTGGGAAGCTCCCATTCTGGAGGAAGATCAGATGCTTTTACAAGCTCCCAACCTTCCCTTATCCGTCTGCTTACGTTCGCCCGATCCTCTTGCCCTAGCATTGATTCCCTGATCCACCGATAGGTGTAACCGGGAGGTGCCGGG